ACCCAGTTGGATACAAGTATTGGCAATGCAACAACTTACCCATACGGTAACTTTGATTAATTAATCCCGGGGGACTTCGGTCCCCTTTTTAAAATTTAAGGAGATTAGTTATGACAATGCAAACCGATGTATTATCGGCACACGTAAACGTAAGCAGTTTTGCCACAAACCCACAACGCACAAGACTTAGAGGGTTTTTTTGTGTACCTACAGGTACTGCTGGTACAGTTAATTTATGGGACAGCACAACAGCACCGGTAACAACCGGAACCTATACTCGTTCAGGTAATACTGTAACTGTTTCTTTGACTGCTCATGGACTTGTAACTGGGCAATCTATAGGCATTGCTTATGGAGCAGGTACAGGCGGAACAGCTACCAACGGTAATTATGTAGTTACGGTAGTTAACGCAAATAGCTTTACAGTTCAAGATGTTAATTCTGGAACTATTACCGGTACAGGTTCTGCTGCTATTGCAACTAGATGGATTACTTCTTTTGATACAAGTGCTAGCACAGCAGCTATAATATCCGTGCTGTTGCCGGGTGAAGGCGCATTGGTATATAACCAAATTTATGCGCAACTATCTAACGTAACTGGTATTACAATTTTTTATGGCTAAGAAAAAAGGTGTTTCGCTTGCGGTTGGTCGTGGTGAAAAGCTGCCTGCATCTAAGGGCGCTGGGCTTACCGCCAAAGGTCGTGCTAAATATAATGCGGCTACTGGCTCGCATTTAAAAGCTCCACAACCTGAAGGTGGTCCTAGAAAGAAATCTTTTTGCGCTAGAATGTCTGGTATGCCTGGACCAATGAAAGATGAGAACGGCAAACCAACTCGTAAAGCAGCTAGTTTAAGACGGTGGAAGTGCGGAACAAAATGAGTAACATAGACCCAATTTCAACGGCTAGGGAACTAGCTACTCACGCTAACGATATTGAGCACTTGCAGGCTGACATGGATAAGATGGTTAAAGAAATGCAAGAAATTAAAACTGCCGTACAAGCCATTCAAAAAACTTTGGCTGAAGCTCATGGTGGGTGGAGACTGTTGTTAGGTGTTGGCGGTGCTGCAGCTTTAATCGGCGCTATTATGGCTAATTTGTTTCAAGGGTTTTGGAGTAAATAATGCCTAGTGTGTCTAAAAAACAACACAACTTCATGGCGGCAATTGCTAAAAATCCTGCTTTTGCTAAGAAAGTAGGTATTAAGGCCTCCGTTGGTGAGGATTTTTTAAAGGCTGATAAAGGCCGTAAATTTAGGAGTGGTGGTATGGCAAAAAGCGACATGAAAGAAGATATGAAAGCCGATATCAAGCAAGATAAGGCAATCGTTAAAAAAGCGTTTCGTATGCACGATGCGCAAGAACACAAGGGCGGCAAAGGTACAAACCTAGCCAAACTTAAAAAAGGCGGAAAAGCTAAGCGTTTTGCTGAAGGAGGAGAAGTTGAGACAGAAACCAAACAAGGTAAAAACTCAATGATTGACGATGAAACTCGCCGTAAAGCTATGGAAATGGTTAATTTAGATGTTGATGCTGAACCACGTTTAGATGATGTGCCAATGCCAAAATCTAAGCCGAAAGCTAAAGCTAAGCCAAAAGCTAAATCAAACGCAATGACAAGCGCTATGTCAAAAATGAATCCCGCTGGAGACACCTACAAAAAAGGTGGTTCAGTTCGTGGTTGTGGTATTGCAACTAAAGGTTTAACAAAAGGAAAGGTAGTTTAATATGAAAATGGATCACGCACCCCTAGAAGCTGGTGTAGAAAACATCAAACACGAAACACTAGCTAAATCAATGAAGATGCACGCTTCTGGCCACAAGCCACATGCTGAAGTTTTTGGCGAGCACGGCGCAGGTCATATGATTCACGATGACCACGTAGAAAAAATGTGTGGCGGCGGTATGGCTATGGGCGGTATGACTAAAATGAAAAAAAGCAAAGCCTGCTAAATGAAAGCTAGTCGTGGCATGGGTATTATTAACCCAGCCAAAGAGCCTAAAGCCACTAAAAGTGCCGTTCTGTTAAAAGATGGCGGTAAGGTTAATGCTGCCGGTAATTACACAAAACCTGAGTTACGTAAGCGCATTTTGTCTCAGGTTAAAGCTGCTGCTACTCAGGGTACTGGGGCGGGTAAATGGTCTGCTCGTAAAGCGCAGTTAGTAGCTAAGAAATATAAAGCCGCAGGTGGTGGATATAAATGAGTGGGTTGGCAAAACCACAGCGTTCGTTAAAAGCTTGGGGTGAACAGAAATGGACAACTAAATCTGGTAAGCCTTCTAGTAAAACGGGTGAAAGATATTTGCCAAAGAAAGCGATTGAAGCGTTAAGCCCACAGGAGTATGCAGCAACCACAAAGGCTAAACGCGCAGGAAAAGCAAAAGGTAAACAATTTGTAGCGCAACCAAAAGCAATTAAAGAAAAGACCAAAGCATTTAGAAAGGTAAAATGATGGCTGAGAAATGGATTCAAAAAGCAATTAAAAAACCTGGTGCATTACGTAAAGAATTAGGCGCTAAGCCTGGTAAACCTATTCCGGCAGCCAAATTAGCTGCAGCTGCAAAGAAGCCCGGCAAGGTGGGCAAGCGGGCTAGGCTGGCGGAAACCCTTAAAGGACTGAAGAAATGAGATTACGTTACTTTTTTACTTGGTTGTCTGGTTTGTTTCAAAAGCCGGAGGAAGAAGTAGTTTTCCCTAAAGCGGAAATTGCGGCTTGGCCGTTTCCAGTATCAGAAGATTTTGCACCACGTCCAAAGCGTAAATACGTGCGTAAGGCTACAACACGTCCAGTTAAAAAGAAACCTGTTGCTAAAAAAGCAACTAAAGTTGCTAAAAAGGCAAAGTAATGACAACTTCTGGCGCTTCGTCGTTTAATCTAGATTTAACAGAACTGATTGAAGACGCTTTTGAGCGTTGCGGTGCTGAGCTTCGTTCCGGCTATGATTTTAGAACCGCGAGAAGAAGTTTAAACCTGTTGACGATAGAATGGGCAAATCGTGGCATTAACATGTGGACTATTGAGCAGGGCCAGATTACTTTGGTTCAAGGTCAAAACACATACGACTTGCCAATCGACACAATCGACCTTTTAGAGCACCAGATCCGTACTAACGCTGGAAATACAGCAACACAGACGGACATCAACATCAGCCGCATCAGCGTATCAACCTACGCCACAATTCCAAATAAACTGTCTCAGGGACGCCCTATTCAGGTCTGGATTCAACGTATGTCTGGCGCACAATACCCAAGCACTACTAACCCAAATGGCGTTAACTCAGCGGGTATAGATGCTCCAAAAATTACAGTCTGGCCTACACCAGATGGTTCTCAAACCTATACTTTTGTTTACTGGCGTTTACGTCGAATTCAAGACGACGGTACAGGTGTGAATACCCAAGATATTCCTTTCCGCTTTTTAAACTGCATGGTTGCGGGTTTAGCGTATTACCTTTCTATGAAGTTACCAAACGTACCAGCAGAACGTATTGCCGCGTTAAAAGCAGATTATGAACAGCAGTTCCAATTAGCTGCTGAAGAAGATAGAGAAAAAGCACCGGTTCGGTTTGTACCTCGTAGGATGTTCCTTGGGGGTGGCTAATGCCAAATAAGTTTTCGTCCGGTAAGTTTGCAATTGCCCAGTGCGATCGTTGTGATTTTAGATATAAGTTGACTGAGCTTCGTACTGAGATTATTAAGACTAAGCCGTATCAGCTAAAAGTTTGCAAAAACTGTTGGGATCCTGACCATCCACAGTTACAATTAGGGATGTACCCCGTTAACGATCCACAAGCGGTTAGGGAGCCAAGACGGGATAATAGCTATGTAGCATCAGGTTTAACGGCGTATAACTACCAAGGTGGTGGTAGCCGTGATACGCAGTGGGGTTGGAATCCTGTAGGACAGGGATACGATTATCAAGAAACGCCTAACTATTTAGTAGGTCAGGGGCAAGTTGGAACAGTAACAATTAACTAGGAGTAGAAAATGGGATATAGAAGCGCAGCTGACGGAATTACCAGCAAAGGTAAAACCAAAGGTAGAAATTTAGGTGATGACGGCGCAAGCGTCGGCATTGAAATGGGTAAAAAAGTTGGCAAAGGCGTTGTTGGCGGTAAAACAAATGACGACATGCTATCTATGGGCCGCAACATGGCTAAAATTAAAGCGAATGGGTGCTAATCATGGCTATTAACAACAAACCAGCAAGTACATATGCTAAGCCACACACAATGAGCGGCAAAACTGTCGGCAATGAATTACCTGCAGAA